TGCAAGAGTCTCAGTACCTGAAAGTGTTGCAAAATCTGCATCTGTTAATGCTGTATTAAATTCAGCAATTGTGCCTGTAATTGTATTTGTTGTTAGTGAAACTGATTTATTTGTTAATGTATCTGTTGTATCACGAAGAACAACTTGTCCAGTTGCATTTGGAAGTGTAATTGTTCTATCTGCAGTTGGATCTTCTACTTGAAGTGTTGTTTCATGTGCGTCTGCTGTTGCTCCTTCAAACTCAATGCTTGAACCAAACACGCCAACTGCCTGTGGTGCTGCCCATTCAACTCCGTTTGTGGCTGAGGAATTTGCAGTGAGAATATATCCGTTTGTACCCGCTGCGAGGCGAGTTACGGCATCTGCTCCTGAAGCAACTAGTAAATCACCTTTGGCGTCTACTAATGATTCTGTTAATATGTCGTGGCCGTTTACAGTTGCGGTTGATCCCTCAACTACCAGCCCCGCTTTTACTCTAAAGTCTTTTGTTACGGTTGCCATCTTTTATCTCCTTGGTTAGGCCTTTAATCCCATACGCATATAGCGTAGAGTTATAGGGGTTTGTCCGCCCACTGGAACAACAGTTAGTGAAACTGTGTCTCCTGCTCTTGAAACAGAGATGGTGCCAATATTCCCATCGTTATCCATAGTTGCATACTCACTAACAGAAACATCTGTTCCGTCAACTAGTATGTTCATCTCTGTGGCGTAATATTTATTTGCGCCGCCAGAAGTCTTTTTAATTGAGATTATATATCTCATTGATCTAAATTCACTTGCTAAGAAGTTATCAAACACTGTAGAATTTTCAATTCCGTTTATTGTAGATTCGTTATTACCGTTACTTCCCAAATCTGTTGCTTGGGCTGATGCGGTGTCAATTAAATCAATATAGTTCAACTCTGTAGGTCTGTCCCCAGTTTGAAATAGTGCCTTGACTGCTGAGAGTGATGTTTTTGCCATACTAGAATTATATCATAATATTATAAAATATAATTACTGATTCCGATGATCTGCAATCCAATTCCAGGTATTCCAGCATACGCTGACGGTATGCCAATTGTAGTAAACCTAATCCTAAAAGGCAAAACCTCATTAATCTTAATTCCTAATTCTATAGGAATAATTTTTGTAATTGGATAATTTACAGAGTCGACTCTTTTGGTTTTTTGTACTGTGTCATCAAAAATTATTGCTAAAGCCATTATGACTCTTGACCGTTAGTAATATCCTCAATTATTGTTAAAGTTCCACGGGCAACTGTCCAAACCCTGCTTGCATCACTTAATTCAATGTCAAAAATATCTCCTGTGTTTAAACTTCTTGATTGTGCTGATGTTAAGGATACTGTAAATTCCCCTTCATCATCTTCTGCGGTGGCAAATGGTAAAAGTGTTAATACACTTGCTGGGTTTGCATCATTTAAATTTCCTGCTACCGTCGGTCTTTTAATTTCCATTTCAATATCCCAGTCTTCAATTACTAAGGGGTCTTTATTGTCATCTGTTACATACACCCTAAATGATGCAGTATCTCCTTTGACAACTGTCCATGCAACTGTTGGTGGTGTTAATCCAATTGAATAAGAATCTTGTTGTGATGACCTTAGCGTTGCCATTATGATAATCCTGCTTTTAATGATCCCCAACTACCGTTGCCTTTTGGCTGACCAACAATTAATATTCCAGTGGTTGCGTTAGATTTTCCTACTATGGCTACCGCTCCAGAACCAGTTGCTGGTTGTGTTGCTGTTAGTCCTCCGCCATCTGCTACATAAAGAACATTGCCAGCAGTAAATGAGTTTGTATTTGCATCAAGGATTACACCAGAAATAGTAACAACGCCATCTGTGTTATTTCCAATTGCAGAACTTGTTAATCCTAATACTGGAAATGTAGCAATAGTGTCAGAGTCACATTTTCCTATTGTTGTTTTTGTGTTAAATCCAGTAACAAAAACTGGTGTTGCTTTTGCAATTGTTGCACCACTTATATTTCTAACCTCTATTGTATGATTTACAAGATCAGGAAGGATTAATTCAATTTGTTCTGCTAAATCTTGTAAATCCTCATGAATATTTACTGGATCGCTAGATAGCGGAAATGGAATATCATAATTTGCGGTAGCGCCTGTTGCCATAATCTTATTATTATACCACTTCCTAAAGCAATATTTTTAATAAATGTGCGAGGGTAGTTATAAAGTTGACTTTAATCCTCAAACCATGTTATAATTAATATACTACCGAAAGGTAGTTTTTGTTTCTAAGGAGGTAACACTAATGAGAAACATTGAAAAGAAGGTTTGGTTGGGGTTACTATCTATCGTTGGCTTGGTTGCGCCTTTTAGCAATTCTGCTAATGCTTTAGATAATAATTTATTGACTAAACAGTCTTTAGAAGTCGTTCCAGCCCCTCAAGGGGCTTTTCTGGTTTCTAAGGAGAAAATATTAGAAAAGTATGAAAATGCTCATAAATTAACTGATAGCCAGTTAGTTGACCTATTGAAGGCTATAGGGTTTAAAGGTGATAAATTAAGAACAGCATGTGCAATTGCAAAGGCTGAATCTAATGGAAGACCTTTTGCTTTTAATGGCAACTCAGAAACTGGAGATAGTTCTTATGGAGTATTTCAAATAAACATGATAGGAAAACTGGGTCCTGATCGTAGAGAAAAATTTGATCTTGACTCTAACGTTGAATTATTTAACCCAGTTACTAATTCACAAATAACATTTCACATGACTAAGGGTGGTAAAGATTGGTCAGCATGGAGTTCTGTGAACGGACCACGGTACCAAGAATGGTACAGCAAGTATCCTTGTAAGTCCTAAAAATTATAAACAATACCCCCTTGGTAATCCTTGGGGGTATTTTTATTTATAAGACTAGAACGTCTGTTTCTTCAGCAGTTAAAGGTTGACCAGCAATAAGTTTAACCTTTGCTGATGCTTTTAATTCAGCAAGTGCTTCTGCTGCCGCTGCTTGTGCTGCTTGTTGCTCAGCAAATGCTAGTGCGGAAGCAGTACGTTCTGCAATTTCTGCTGCAGAAAGCGGTAGATAAGAAGTTGTCTTTTTTTCACAATCATAAACAATTTTCATTTCACTCATTTACAATAGCCTCCCAATCTGTAATATCTTCATTCCATTTATACATTATACCGTCTGTTGGATAAGCAACTGGTGCTTCCCATCGACAGGTTTCTTCATTTAGTACCCAAGAATTAAAAGGTTGAGGTGCAATAAATGCATCTCTTGCTTCATCGTAGGTAAATCCAATACCCGCATAATTTTTACGGATGTTGTTGTTGTATGAGGTTTGAACCCAAGTACCACCAAGACCTAAGTCATTGGCTAGGTAATCCTGTCCTCTATCCTCTGCGTTATCAGGTACAACTAATACCTGAGTAACGATATTGTTTTCATCTATCTGTGCGAAGTGTGCCATTTTTCTCCTTTATATCGCATATCTTATTATTACTAGACCAGAACCGCCATTACCGCCAGCACCACTTAAACCTTGACCACCACCACCACCACCTGTGTTAGCAGTTCCATTAATTGAAGCACCCCCAGTATTACTACCACCACCACCACCGCCAGCACCACCTGAACCCTGTGTTCCAGTATAAGAAGCACCACCACCGCCACCAGCATAAGTTACAGATGAGCCTGATATTGAATTTGCAGTTCCTGCGCCACCATTACCGCCACCACCTGTAAGTCCAGCAGCACCAATGGCACTAGCGCCACCGCCACCGCCACCACTAAAGTTAGAAAAAGAAAATCCAATACCACCATTATTACCTTGACCTGCGATACCAGTTCCTGCGGCTGTTACGTTTGTTGCGCCAGCACCGCCTCCACCTGAGCCACCATTTTGTCCTGGAGGGGTAGATTCACAACCTCCACCTCCGCCACCTGTTGAGGTAATAGTAGAAAATATTGAACTTCCGCCTTGTGCTGCAGCAGAACCACCAACACCACCTGCGCTACCAGCGCCAACAGTAACAACATATGCTTGGGCAGTTAATGATAAAGCAGAACCACCAATAGATGTTCTATAACCACCAGCACCTCCTCCACCGCCACCCCTGGCACCACCTGCGCCTCCACCTCCACCACCAGCAATAACTAGATAGTCAGCGGTAATGTTTTGAGTCGGAGTAAATGTGCCTGAGAATGGGAACATATGGTAGTTGTAGGTACCATCAGAGGATACGATTCCACCAGTTGCTTTAGGTGTAGAGGTAACAGCAGAGATACCGTATAGATAAAATGTGGAGCCTTCTGCAAAAGAACCCGTAGGTGTACTTAATGTAATGGTTGTAATTGCTGCAGTGTTAGACCAAAGACCTGCCATCGCATATGAAAATGCGGTAGTTGCATTGGTTTCTTGAACGCTATCTGCACTAAATGATTTGAAATTGCTTCCAGTGTAATTTGGAATATACATTTCCCCGCTTGAAAAAGTGTTTGCGGTATATCCACTTTCATTCATAATCATCGCTCTTGGGTCAGTATTGTCGTAAGTTACTGAACTAGTACCTGAACCGCTACCATACAATAAACGAGATGACCTATTAGAAGTATTGCCATTAAAACTAAAATAAACCAAACCGCTTGCTGCGGTATTTCTGCCAGACATAACAATCTTTAAATCAGTATAAGTCTGCGGAATAGTTCCAGTTGCGGGTAGGGTGACGGATGCTGCTCCGCCCGAACCAACGGTAACACTTGTTATTAACTCCATATTTGTACTCATTAGTTATTCTCCCTTATGCCAAGTATCTAATTATTACAATGCCTGAGCCGCCTGCGCCTCCACCAGCACGGCCACCACCTGCGCCTGAACCAGTATTAACTGCTCCATTTCCACCTTTAGAAGAACTAGTAGAACCACCTGCTCCGCCACCGCCTGAGCCACCTGCTCCACCTGTAGCGGTATCGTAAACACCGCCTCCACCACCACCAGCAAGATAGCCACCAACGCCAGTATTTGTTGCTGAAAGCCAAGATGTAAATGTTATGGAATTGTAAGTATTTGTACCAGCACCGCCAGCACCGCCAGTATTTGAGTTTACAGAATTTGAGCCAGCACCACCTGCTCCTCCACCACCACCTGAAGCATATTGAGGGCTGGAACTTGTGCTACTTCCTCCTCCATAACCCTCTACGGGAGAGTAAGAACCTGCATTTCCAGTTCCTCCAGCGTGGGTACCAATTGAACTACCACCACCGCCTCCACCAGAACCACCATTACCACCAACTCCAGCATCATTACCACCACCACCACCACCTGACACTGCAATACTTCCAAAAGAAGTTGCAGTTCCCGAAGGGGCAGTAAGGTAAGAACCTTGATTTCCAGTACCACTACCTCCAGCACCTACAGTTACTGTTGTAGCAGAAGATACTGTTTGGGAAGCCAAAACTCTTAAACCACCTGCACCACTACCACCGCCAGTAGTTGTTCCTCCGCCTCCACCACCAGCAACAACAAGTACATCTGCCGTTAGTGCTTCGCTTGGAATAAAAGAACCGCTTGATGTGAAGGTGTGGTAAACATAAGTACCATCAGTGGTAACAATATTTCCACCTTGAGCCTTTTGAGCAGCCTGTCCTACTTGGATTCCGTAGAGTGAAAAGGTTGAGCCTGATGCAAATCCTGATGTAAGCAAATTAATTGCAGTAATTGGTGCAGTATTTCGCCAAAGACCAACAGAAGCAGTTACACCTACTGAGTCAATATTATTTCTAATTAAACAA